GTTACGCCAGATCATTGAATCTGGGTTTCTGCCACTTAAATGCGTTTGCGCCATCGATCCGGACGGCCGGATAACCGTCAGCCTGTACCAATCACAAAAGGGGCACGCTGCTTTTGTTGCGGAAGGACTTACCACTGAGCAGCTGACCTCGAGTCGAGCCATTGCCGCCCTGGTGGGTGAGCTCAAAGAACAATTTGCCCGAAAAGGATTCGAGACGGAGCCGGATAATTGGCAGCAGCGCGGCTGACAAATCGCAGACAAACAAGAGCCCGCGATGGGAGAGCGGGCTAAGGCACTGATAGTGCCTGTGTTCAGATTAAGAGGCGCGTCGTGAAAAAAATCATAAAGGCTCCCATATCTCGCTCACCTCATTAGCGCAGCGATACATACACCCATTCGGTTCTGATTGTATTCCAGCACTTCCAAATGCTCTCGCACTTCATCTGCAACGTGATCAGCTCCTGAGGCTGCTGCCCAGGCCGCAATGTCCTTTAGCGCCGCGGCGAGGGCTGATTGGTTCTGTAGGACTGCATTAAGGAGCGTCTGTGTGGCTTCGGAGCGATCCATGGCTGCAATCCTTAGGAAAGGTGACTCAGCATAGACCAGAATCAAACCCGCACCACGCCTCACTGTGCGTATGATGACCCTCATTCAGGAGCGTTATCATGGCTATCAGTATTCATCGTGTAGAGAGCCCTAACGTGCCCCAGTACTTCCTTGATCGCGGCATAGAGGTCGCATTCAAGATAACCAGTTTCGATGGATCAGTTCTTTATATTGGTTCGGATTCAGCCGCTGCGAAAATAGCAGCACTGCTTTCAGCTCAGGATCGCGAGGTCAACGGGGAAAGCGGCGTAGAGTAGAGCAGATGCGAAACGCCCGGCGCTGGGCTAGCCTATCCGAATAGAGATAGGGCAATCCTGACTATATTGTCATTCCATTCCCTTACTGAATACCCGGGCGAAACTCAAATCCGCGACCGATCTATTCCATCCTGTCGCGCACGATTCTGCCTTCCTTCACTTCCTCCGTCAGCTCTCTGAGCCGGTCCACATGCTCATGCAGTTTTCCGATCTTCTTCATGACGACCAGAAATTCTGGACCGTCATAGGTCTTTGCTTCCCGGAAAAGATCCTGCGCGGCATCTTCCAGGGCAGAAGAGGCTGCCTCCAGGTCGCGCCGTAGCTCTTGGTTGGGTTTGGTGAGGCTCATGGCTTTAGACCAGATTGGCATTCCAGACGAGGAGCACCCGCGCCTGGATGTAGGTCTCATCTACGAAAATGTCCTCGGCCTTATGCTTCCGGTTGTCCGAGATCATCTTGAACTTGTCTTTACCCTTCATTTGAAGCCGCTTGATGTACTGAAAGCCCTGATACGAGAAGAAGTAGATGCCGTCGCCCAGGAATTCCTTGATGCTGATGTCCACCAGCAGGGGGTCGCCGTGCTTGATGGTCGGGGTCATCGACTGGCCCCAACCGGTAATCATCTTCAGGTGGTAGTGCTCTACGAACTCGACGCCCATCGCCCTGAGCTGCGAAGGGCTCACGCGCACGTCCTGAAGCATTTCAGGATAGTCGTGGGCGACTTCGCCGCCGCCTAAAGCGCCGCGAATGTCGTAGTGGGCGATCCAAACCTCGTCTCCCACCTTCCCAGGTCGGTAGGCGTCATGCTCAAGAACGCCGCCAGCCCCCTCGACATCGTTACCTTCAGCGACTGTAAGCAGCTGCTTTAGTTTGTCTTCGCTGAGCGTCTTGCCGGCCAGCATTGCGCGCACTTTATCAGCGGCACTATCCGGCTCGACAGTAGGTGGGAGCAGAGAAGCATCCTCGCCCGATCCATGCTGGAGCCACTCAATCTTGACGCCGAGGGCAGTTGCAATGGCCTGCATTTTGGCAGGGCCAGGCATTGATTCACCGTTCAGCCACTTACTGCTTGCTTTCGGCGTGACCTTGGCTATTTCCGCTAGTCGAGCACCAGCCCCCCACTGGTCTATGCCGTGAGCTGATAAGGATTTCTTGAGGCGTGCCACAAAAGCAGCGCGAATGTCTTCTATCTGAACCATAGGTTCAATATCGCACGTCCTTGCATGTACTTTCAGTTCCGACATAATATGTACTGTAAGTTCAAATTTGACTTGGAGGCCACATGAGCCCGCTCAAGAAATCGATTGAAGACGCCGGTGGCGTTCCGGTGATTGCCCTGGCCTGCGGTTTGACCCCGCGAGCTGTTTACAAATGGCTGACTGCAGAATGCCTGCCGCGCACTGAGTACACCGGAGAAACTCGCTATGCCGAACGAATTTCTGCCTTGGCATCGGCCAATGGCAAGCCCTTCGATGCGTCATGGCTGCTGGCGGAAGCCCACCCTAAAAAATCCGCCGCTTGAAGGCAGCCCCTACGGGATTAACGCGTCCGGTGTGTGGCAATTATCCGGCGTATGAGCGATAGCGAGTAGTACAGCGGATTAGCTGTGAATTTAACCAGTAGATAAGGGGTAGGGCATGAGCGACACAGCAACGATTTTTCTTCTCTTCATCGTCCTGGCAATTGCGACATTCGCTGTTGCGCACCTCGGTTACCACCACGGCAAGCGAGCTGCAAATCCAGTTTCGCCACTAGACCTTATCGAAATCATGCCTCTGCCCTACGTGGCGTTTCAGCCGGGCTCAAGGAAGGAGGACAAGATCGCCTTCCTTGAGGGCTGCCTGGCCGCGATGAAAAACAAGCACTCAGCCGAAGTTGCACGGCCTGAAGACGTCCAGGTGCGACCTTCCTCGCTTAAAGAAGACGAAGAAAGCCGCGCCGCCTATTACGAGCACGCTTTTAAGAATGGTTCGGCTCAGCCCGGATCGCATTCCACATCGTCACATAATTCTCGAGGCCCGAAATGACCTCGTCAGGAATTGGTGAGTTGTTCAGGTGGGATCGTGCGTGCGCCAGTTCGTTATCGAACTCGGACAGCAATCTTGCCAAGTGTTCTTGCGGCAGCGATCTCGCCATGGCCGCAAGCATGCAATGCACGCCTATCAGCTCGCCTTTCTGCGCATTCATTGTCGCGATGATCTTGTCGGTTAGCTCAGTCATGTCAGGTCTCCGTGACAGCGTTTTCGTTTGGAAGCAAAACGATATCGCGGCTGCACCTGGCACCTATTTGTTGCCTGCCTGAATCGCAGGCACAAAAAAGCCGGGGTTACGACCCGGCTTCTTCAACAACACTTTGTGAGGTCGATTATGCACACCATATCCACCCCGATCAATAGCAGGGCTGATTCGTCAGTTTTGCACCAAGCGCAGAATCTGACGCGTCAGGTCATGTCGTCGCGCGAGATATCCGAACTTGTCGAGGCTCGGCACAACGACGTCCTCGCCACAATCGAACGGCTGTTCTCGAAGGGGCTTTTACGATCTCCTCGTAAAAGCCGCCGGGAAGCTACAGGTGGTCGTCCCATCGAGGTTTACGACCTGATCGAGCGGGATACCCATCTTGTTGTTTCTGGATACAGCGACGAGCACCGAGCCCGAGTGATTGATCGTTGGCAGGAACTGGAAGACCAGGCATCACGCCAGTTCGCAGTCCCATCTACCTTGCCCGAAGCGCTTCGGCTCGCAGCTGACCAAGCGGAAGAGAACGAGCGGCTCATTGGTGTCATTCAGCTCCAGGCGCCGAAGGTCGCTGCGATCAAGCGATTGGCCGCCGCCCATGGCGCCGTGTGTCTGACCGACGCCGCCAAGTTGCTTCAGGTCAAGCCACGTCAGTTCATCGAATGGATGGTCAATCGTGATTGGCTTTACCAGCGCGGCAACCGCAAGCGCCTGACAGCCAAACAGGATCGCATTGATCAGGGCTACATGACTCACAAATTTACCGAGCTGAAAGCCAATGAGCTGACAGGCGAGACCAAGGCAGTTCCACAGCCGCTGGTAACGCCCAAGGGTATGGCTCGCCTCGCTGAAATGCTGCAGGAGGCTTTGTAATGGCTGGCGACTGGATCAAGTTCGAACTAACCACCCTGGACAAGCCTGAGGTCTGCCAGATCGGCGACCTTGCCGACATTGACCCCGATGCAGTTGTGGGCAAGCTGATGCGTGTGTGGGGTTGGTTCGACCAACAGACCGAAGACGGTAACGCTCCGAGCGTTAGTAAAAAGTTACTGGATCGCCAGGTAGGCATTACCGGTTTCTGTGAGCACATGAAGTCGGTGGGCTGGATGGTTGAATCTGACGGCGTGATCTCTCTGCCCCATTTCGAGCGTCACAACGGGAAGACCGCTAAAAACAGGCTTCTGACGGCTAAACGTGTAGCAAATCACAAGTCTGCTAACGGTAAAAGTAACGCTCCCATCGTTAGCGGAGCGTTACCTAAAGAAGATGTAGAGAAGAAAGAACACCCTCTCTCTGCGCATGAGCCTGTTGATCCTCGGATGCCGTCCGCAATGACCCTCGACTGGGTTGCCGATCCGAAGCTTCTGAAAACGTATGC